CCAAGCTTAAGTCAGATGGTACTTATTCACATCAGAATGTCGGAAAGTTTGCACAAGAGATGACAAGACAAAAGTCTTTTATCTATTGTTCAGACTTAACAGCATTTACTGATCGTTTTCCTGCAGAAATTCAAAGAGTTTTACTATTTGAACTTTTACAGAATGATGAACTAGCTAATGCATTATGGACTCTTTTAGCAAAGAGAACATTCTACACTAGTTGGTCAAATGAACAAGTAACATACAACTGTGGGCAACCTATGGGAGCCTACAGTAGTTGGGCTTTGTGCTCTTTGGCTCATCACTTAGTGGTTGAGTATTGTTCTGATATTTTAGGAATTCCTAATATAAAAGAAAAGTACAGAATCATTGGTGATGACAACATCATTACTGATGAGAGAACGGCACAGATGTACCAAGATGTTATTACACGATTAGGTGTAAATATCAATCTTAGTAAAACTGTTTGTTCTGCTGAATCTTCTGAAAATTCAGGAGCTGAAGTAGCCAAACAGTTATACCTTAACGGTATATGTTTAACTCCGTTAACTCCCGGTTTCATAAATCAAATAAGAAAACCATACACATTTACAATGTGTGCGGGGACTCTTAGAACGAGATATGAATATTTCGATGACAACTTCCCATCCATGCTAATAAAAGCATTCTATGGTAATAACCGTAGAAAGTTTAAATTAGTTTGGTTGCTTGCTTCAAATCCTATAACTGGTATTATTAAGCCAGAAGATTCTGGGTATAATGATTACTCAGTATGGGATGCTGATAAATCAGCCGAGTATAGAGATAGATATTGCAAAATAATTATCGCTAAACTTGTTGATCAAGCCAACAACTTCATTGATCAATTCTTCATTGATAATGTAGATCTATTTGACGACGACTTTGATGTCCTCGACTTTAGTTCATTCAATATTAATGATTTAGTGAACAAGAAGATGTCAGGGGGAGGTCCATGGAAAGACCACACTAAACCAGAACCCTATTGTTATAAAGAAGTTCTATCTCAGATAGAAAATCAATTAACAATGACTTCAGTAGGACTATCTCAGGTAACAAATCCTGATTTAGAATCACTAGAGTCTCTGGTGTCCAGATTCGATTTTGTTCCAGATCCTTCCCTTCCATATATGGATAGGAAAGAACTGAGACAGAAACGAATAACATCTGCAATTCTTGACTTGTATAACTACAAGGAAGAAATTACATTTGTTAAACTAAATTGGTAAACTATAAATTTATTCAATTAGTTCTTCT